GAAAAGAAAGGAAAAGGCAGGGGGGGTAGCCTTACTACCTAAAAAAACGGCATCACTGAGCGTGCCCTTGCGTAGGTTGCATGGCTTGCATAACACTCTTAGATTATCCAAGTCATGAGTTCCACCGGACTTGCGTGGGATAATGTGATCGATGTGCATCTCACCTTCATCTGTGCCACAGATCTGACACATCCTGCCATCACGATTAAACACCCGCTCTCGCTGTCCTCGATAGCGCCTAGTGTTTAACTTGTCTAATGCCATGAATGTTTCTTCCAATGATCTAGAGCTGCACAAAAGTCTGGTTCATCATACTCTGTAACTCCATAACGATTGATTACATACCTACTTGCCCAGTCATACTGCTGCTCTTCATTAGCAGTTGCTAACCATTCTGATCTACCCTGCAAGAATCCATGATGGCTACCATTCTTAGCCTTGAAGTTCCAGTTGCTCTCTTTAATAGCAAGAGTATCTAAGCATTGGTAATTGTTAATTGATAACTGGCTTTGAATATATTCTTTAATCGTTAAAGGTTTAACTTTTTTTGCTACTGCTTCTGTGGTATCCGATTCATATATGAATAGACCTGCCCCAACAGCTAAACACGCGGTCGCGAGCAATCGCCCACAGGCGCTCGCTAGCGAGTTATAGCGTACCGCGCCTGTCAAATCCATTGATGGTTTACGCATGATGTTGGGCGTGTCTAATCCTGCATGCAATCATGCTTCTCAGTTGGGTTGTATGAACAATAATAACAACCCATTGGTTCATGACAGTATCTGCACTGATATTCAAACTGCACTTCTTGACAACAGCTGTAATAAGTAGTTGTTGATCCAACCATGTTGTAATGAACTGGCATTATTTCTCCTTTCCCCAGCCGCCACCTCTAAAGATTGCAGGTGTTGGCACAAATTGTCGATTCATTGGCGTAGCACAATGAAGTACCGGATCTCCAACAGCACTCATCGGGTGATCAAGCTCTTCAACTATTCCGCATAATAAGCATTCATAAACATATATTGGCATTGTGATCCTTACACTTTGTACAATAATCGGCATTAATTAGCCAGGTGCCACATCCTTGGCATCGGCTTGGCTCTTGAAACCATTCTGAGTAATCGACTTTATTGAGTAGCTGAACCAGATCAGAGAATCGAAGCATTGCGCCGTATTCGGCCGCATCTTCGCCCTGCCCATTGAATCTCATAACCACAACACTCAGCTTCCCATCTGAGCGTTTGCGGGTCTGATCCAGCCACTCCTTCGGTTGGAAGGCAGATCGTGCTTTCACTTCAATGTCGAACGGGACACCAGTGACATCACTGCCTTGCCTACCTGCCCCAGCACTGTCTGCATAAGGGAACCACTTTTTTAGGTACTCAGCGACGCACTTCTGAGTGCGGTAACCCCTGTGCTTACGATGCTGGGAAGCCATTAGTTATAACCAGATTGCCGGGCATTGTTCTGCCCGATTCTTAGAAGGGCAGGTATAGCCTTCGTAGGGCTTGCCAGTCTTTGATGAAACTCCAGTCTTATGCACCATAAAATCATGCTGGCACTTAGGTGCTTGCGGTACTTCTTTCGCATTGAGTTCATCAGTTAGTAAGTTCATCGCTGAATTAAGATCAGGCGAACCCTCAACTTGTACGACTTCTTGTACGTCTTTAGGACTTTCAATAGTCCAGGCGTCCTTTACTGGTTCGGGGAACTTTTCTTTGAGGATCGGCTTTTCTGCAACAATTCCGCCTCGTCCTGCCATTGATACTTTGACCATTTCCTCTCGGGAAGGCCGTCTGCCTTTAGTAGCATAACCTGCATTCGCAAGTGCTCTGCCGATCGCTGAAGTTTCGCAGTTTTCAAGCGCGCTAGTGGCATTAACGCCGCGATCAGAATCCTTCTCTTCAGCATAGCCAGTGGAGTAAGCGACTTGGTCGAGATAAGTGCGGTAGAGATAGGCTTTAATAACATATCGATGAGCTTCACATACTTCCAATTCCGTTGATACGCGTCCATCTGGGAACTCCTTCCAAAACTTTTCCAGTCGGCTCTCGACTGTTTCGTAATCGGCTAAGTTAAACGCCATGATTGATCTCCTCTTGCTTTACTAGAAACTCAGCTTGCTCGGTTAAAGGCCAATGAGATCCATCAGGCCAGATTGACACCCACACAGCGCAAGGCTGGCAATAATGTCGGTTGATCCCTTTAGACTTAGCGTGCTGACTAACCACTGTCCACACTGCAAAAGTCTTACCTTTGCCATTAGGGTGATCTTGACCCCACCGCATCTTGCAGTAATCACACCATTGACCGGACTTTGCTTTAGTAACTGTCAAGGTCGTTCCAATCAGTTGATGTAATCTGGCCAGCGATTGCAGAGTACGCACAGATGTCTGCGTAACTGTCTGGGTGGTCTTTCGTAGTTTGAGTTCGCGAGATCTTGGTGAGGATAAGACAGATCGCGACTTCGTGTGGCTCAATGTTTTTGTCAAGATACACGCTCCAGAGTCGTGCGATCCGAATGTGATTAAGAGTTGAGTCGCCGTACTCGTTACCTCTGTCGGCGAGGAGCTGTTTAGCTTCATCGAGGATGTCACGCGCTTTCACTCTGACCAGAATGTGTGTCGAGCAACTGAGCGACCCAGTGCGTAGCCTTCTTCTTTGCCTTCTTTGAATCCCAAGCCATAACCAGCAGCTATGCCAACTACTAAAAACGCTAACATAACTAGATAAAAATAAAGATCTGTGTTCATTTTAGCCCTTTCCATCAAGTCAACGATTGACTGATAAGGCTTAAGGTACAGGTTAGCGAGGACTAAGCAAGCATCTTTTGATAACGAAATGGTAACAATTCTGCATCGTCCATGTGATTGTCGATGTCACGCCTGAGCGGATTATCTAGATCGTCCATACCTGCGACCACCAACTGCAAAGGTTCCATCCTTTTCTATGTGAATGATTGACACTTGGACACCCTTAGCATCTTCTTCAACGATTAAGAATGCCTGTTGCCAGTTCATTGTTCCCTTTGTGTAGGCAGCCTTGCGAATGTCCATCAAGTGTCCACCTTCAAAGCCTCGCAGGATACGGCCTAATTTGCCCCCTGAAGCCTCTGTAAAGGCTGATTGACCTGCTCTGTGAGTATGTCCACAGATAACGCTTAGCCCATGCCTACGGGCTGCTTCTAGGGCTGTAAGACCAGGAGTCGGTTTGATTGGTTGCTCATCTCCATGCACTGCAACATAACCTTTAGCAATAGGGAATGGCTTCTTATGATAAGAAATCCCAAGTTCATCAAGCTTCATAAACTTTTCAAACTTTAATTCTGGTAATGACAAGAATGCTGGGATCTTGTTCATGATTACATTGTAAAGACGATCAGTATGATTTGACCTGATCATGTGAGCTTCTTTCGCGTGCTGAGTCAATTCCCATAGGACATCGACTGTCATGTCACGATCCGCAGCTAGTGTTTGCTCGTACCAGCCTGGCTTATTTTCTGTCCATCGGCTGATTTGTGGGAGATCGATTTCATCTCCGAGAGTAACGACAGCATCAGGCCGAAATACTTTGATAAACGCGGCGACATTTTTTACTGCTACTTCATCGTGATAAGGGACTTGTAAGTCTGGTATTACGATGGTTCTCTTCATTAATCCTCGTCATCGTCAGGATAAAAGTCCGGCATATTGCTGGGATTATCGTTGATGCGCTTAGGGAGTATCCAGTCAGGATAAGAGAATGGATCCATAAGCATCGACATACAGATGTCTGTGGCAAAGCCAGCCTTGCGCAAAGCTTTATAGTATTCGTTTAACCCAATACAGTAAGCCTCTAGTGGAGTGTAACCCTGATCCTCTATTGCTTTAGTTTTGCGCGCGGCCATGCTTTATTTTACCGCTCTAAAAGTATGTTGTAAATCTCATCGCATCGTGTGTTGAGTCGCTTGATCTCGCTCAGCAAGTGAGTGATCACAAAGCCAGCCAATCCACCGATTATCACAAGAGTGGCAATATAGAGCTGAAAGAACTCGCCCTGTGTCATTTTCTTCCGAGTTCATCTTTAGGGTCAAGGTAACGCAAGACTGGTGGGATAATTGATGCAAGACCAGCAGCAATTAGTGCCTTTGGTTCTGAAACTCCAGCTGCATACATTGAGATGATTGCAACTAAGAATGCTCTGCCCCAAGAACCTGCTGCGTTTTGTAGATCTTTCATTGTGATCCCCCGATCATAGGTATTTGAAGAAACTCACCATTAGAGTCAGCTTCTTTCGTAAACGAGATATGGCAATGGTGATTGTGTTTGTTGATCCCTGTATATTTGCGCCACTTCCAGCCAAGGAGAGGGCTTGCGATCTTGCCATCGAAGATGATGTAGCTAATGCGCTTTCCAGAATCAGACTTTGCAAAGATACGAATCTGATCCGCAAGATCTGGCATGGAGTCAGGTTTAACTTTACCCGAAAGATCTCGATCGACATCGATGGCACGAACCCAGCCGCTAGCATCTGGATTATGATCTGACTTACGCGCAGAGTGTCGTGTGTCGCCGATCCAACCATCAGAAGTTCGATCTCGATCTGGGAATGAGTCGTCAATCTGTTCCCTTAACTGGATCGCGCACTTAGAAAGTTTAGGCTTCATTATCCGAGCAGCAGTGCTGCTTCTTCGGCAGTAATGCCAAGTTTAGATAGTAAAGCGGCCTTCTCAGCTGCCTTGGCTTTTGCTTCGGCTTCGCGTTGCTTTTCTCCATTGACTGCTTCTGAAGTCCCAGCTTCATGAAGTGCAACTTCTTCAGGTGTCATATCACGAATGATCTGCTTGCCTGTTTCAGCATTTACTATTGATATTTCTAGGGTCATGATGTCGCCAATCCATAGACAGAAACTGCACCGGTAATGTTAGATGATGATGATTTTAGTAAGAAACCTGTATAAGTCTGGCTTGTTGTGCATTCTCCACCAGTAAAAATCGAATATGGCGTGTTGCCATAAATACCTGTGCCATGCCATTGCGGCACTTGACTAGAGTTTCCAACCTGACCAATATTTATATGATATTGAGATGGAGTACCAGAACTGCCAATTCTTTCCCAAAGTTTGAATGCAGTCACACCATTGCTGGCAACTGTCGTTAAATTAAGAGAAGAATCAACACCGCGTGACGCACCTAAATAGTTAGCGGCTTGAGTAGTGGTTCCGTAGCGTAATTGCATTTGTAATTCGTCTGTTGAAGTAGCACCATAAATATATTCAATAACAATGATGTAATTTTTGTAAGTAGATGAGAAAACTGAATCAACAATATGGCTTCCCGTTGCTGAAAATGTGCTTCGGTTGATTAACTTTAATCCAGACGATCCGCCTACTGCTACCCATGCCGATCCGCTGTAGTACTCAGTTGAGTTAGTGTCTTTTAAGTAACTCATATTGCCTTCTTGCGGGCTAGTTACTGCAGCTGTACGGGCTGCTGCATCCGCAAATACCCATACGCCTTGCATTAAGTAGCCATTCGTATCTGCGGCAGTTAGAACATCTCCTGTCGCAAAAGTCTTAAAGCCTGATCCAGCTGCCATTTGTTCTCCTTAGTAAGAAAGCGTGTTAGTGCCTAGTATCCCATAATTTGTTCCAATAATGAAAGAATCAATGATGGGTTCTAGGGTGGTTAATGTGGTTTTCCAGTTACTCGGTTTAATGTCATGGGACACGCCAAATACCTGCAAAGTCTTGGTTAGGGTCGATGAGCCCGGTTGAGTTGTGGTTACTGTGATTGGATCAAAGAAGTCAAGATCTAAAGCGGCAGTAATGCCAGCATCGTAATTGGCAGTGTATAGATCTAGAGTAACCGCATCGCAGCGGATCGAAGTTTCTTGGCGCGAGGCAACGAAGGCTTGGGCATTGTTTAGGGCTTCCGCATCTGTTTCCATGAGCAGGTTCTGCTCTTGATAAGAATGAAGGAAATACTTGTCTATCGAATCTTGGTTAAATGCAACCTGAGCTGTGCCACCAGTACGGGTAATGCTGGCCTTGTTAAATACCAAGGTATCGTCCAATTTCCAAAGGGCATTGTTATACGAGATCCCAGTGCCATTGTCATTGAAATCGACTGGCGTTCCAGCCACGCTTGATGAAGTAAGCGCACGATCCTGAAAGACAACATTGCCAAAGCCGTCCATGTATAGAGAACCATATTCAGTGCTTGTAACTGTTTGCATTGCGCCAAGGGAAGTTCTTAAAGTTCCGGGGTCTGCTTGAACTGTGGTCTGGCCTGTGTCAATATCTCTCATGCCTGAAGGCCAACCCACTGCATCAAGCAATTTGGCTATGCGAGTGCCACTTGTCTGACCAGCTGATGTTGAGGCAACAGAAGTGATCTGTGCATTTTGGAATAGTCTGAAACCATCAACCGCTTGAATAGTTGTGTAAACAACTTCACCGACATCTTTAGGGGTAGTTGTATCGTAAGAGGTTATGTAGCCTGCAAAGATTGGGTAGGTAGTGGTGCCATAAGTGGCGGTAATAGATACCTTACGCATTGGATTGAGCAAGTTGTAATAAGGACTTGCTGGGTTCATCGGGTTAAAATCGCCGTTCTGGTCGATGATCCGAAGGCTCATTGTGCCAGTCTGAAAGACATCTGAAAGAGCTGTGCGCCCTCGATTGGTTTTAATTGAATCAACTAGGTTTGAAACATCTACTGAAACCGAAGTGGTATCAGCCAAAGCATTAACTCCCAGAACGCCAGAATCAAGGATCATAGGCGATGCAAAGCCAGCACCTGTTGAAAAGTTTATGATTGCATTGATTACTGGAATTGTCATGGAAGGACTGCGCCCGGTCTGTAATTGTTATAGCCATTGGTATTAGCAGCTACTACAGCGTCATTGACAACTTTAACAAGTTCATCTTGCATAATTACAGAACCAGTGTTAGTCACATTGACTGTTACTGGGGCTGGAGTTGGCGTAATTTGTTTTCTTACATAATCTGGAAGTGAGAAACCAAATCCACCAGCACTGCCACCAAGACCACCAAAAGGATTGTTAGTTGATGGCGTTGCACTTGGTGCTACAACAACTGGAATTGGCTCATTGTTAGTTGGTGCGGCAGCTGCTGTTGCGGCTGTTACCGCTGCTACTTTTGCATCATAATTACGATCTGCATTTTGACTTGGATTGTAGTTAATACCTGGAATAAAAGTAGTAGCACTAACATCAGCCATGGTTTTGCCAAATTTAGCAAGCTCGATTAAGGCTAGGGATAAACTACCTGCCCAAGTAGTAAACGGATCTTTGGCTAAACTAATGATTGCAAGATCAGCAGCAATCTTGGCATTGCTTTTTTGGATATCTGCAAGTTTCTTTTCTAATGTTTCGGCAGTTGCAGCATCTTCTTCCAAGATCGCTCTCATAAGAAGCAAGCGAGTCTTTTCTTCTTCGCTGATCTTGCCCTTTAAAGCGGCTTCAATCTGAATTTTATCAATGTCGAAAATTGATTGAGCCTTAGCCAGTTTAGCTGCATTAGCAGCTGCTAACTTGTCAGCTTTAATCTTTGCAGCGGCTGCCGCTTTGTCTGCCTTCGCTTTAGCTGCTGCTGCTTTCTTAAGATACATAGCATCGACAGAACGATTAATAGCGCCAAGATCTAACACAGTTCCGGTACTCATTTGAAAATTGCCAAGTGCTTTAGTTGTTTCTAATAACTTATTAGCTTCTTTGTCGCTATCGCTAAAGGCTTCGCCAAGTTTGTCAATGCTAATAGTTGCAGCAGTGATAGTGGCAACTAAGGTTGCGCCGTATGCAATGGCAGCCAAAGGGTTTAAGACAGCTGCTTGAGCAATGGCAGTACCCACAGCAGTAGCACGAAGAAGTTTATAAGAATTTGTCAAAGCCTTAATAATCTTTTGAACAGCAGTAATGCCAGCAATTATTTTGCCAGCAGTCCAAATAGCAGCAAAAGTTATGGCTAATGACTTTAAAAGTCCTAAGTTTTCTCTGACTATTCCACCAAGAGTCTTAAAAGTATTACCAGCACTCTTACCAAAGTCTAAAATTCTCTTTTGTAATTCATCAATGTTTTGACTGCCAGTAGCAACCATCAGGCCATCGACTAAACCTTTACCTAAGGACTCGCGAGCCATTTCAACTGCGGCTTTAATTCTGCCTAAACTACCAGCAAAAGTCTTTGAGGCTTTTTCAGTAGCACCGCCATAGACTTCTAAAAACTTTAATTGGACTTCAGTTGCACCCATAGTTTTTAATTCAAGTGCTGAAAGTCCTAACGCGTACTTCTTCAAGCCTTTGTTATTGCCAGCCATTACATTGGCAATATCGCTAGCAACAGTAACCAGATCATTACCAGAACCAGTAGAAACATCTAAAGCTAATTGAAGTAGTTCTTGCGCCTGAATAGCATCCCCAGTTGAGGTAACTAACTTTTGAAACGCTGGTCTAAGTTGTTCGTCGAGCACGCCTGTGGCCAACTGAGTCTTATCGATCATGGCTTCTACGCTGGCTGTAAAGGTTTCTAAGCCTAGGTTCTTTAAGGTATTGCCAAGCATGGCTGCTGCTTTTTCATCGGCCGCGAATGCCTTGACAGAACTTGCCATTAGGGTTGCAATACCGCCACCTAATGCTGCACGCTTAATGCTTCTAGCTAAATTATCAATGGCTTTTTCAGAAGCTGAAAAGGCTTTCTTGCCAGTGAATTGTGCGGCAATGTCAATTACGATATTACTCATCGTTTAGCCTTTCTCCATACAAAACCGCGGCGTTCAAAGTTTTCTCCAGCTTTCAAAATTGCTTTAATAACTGCCTCGTTAGCCTTGCCGCCATCTTCTTTCCATGCACGAAAGATTGCGCGGCCTTTCATCTGTCGGCCTCTGCGACCAGCACCGGTTGCAGAATTGGCATCAACTATGCGACCTTCTTCATTAATTGCCTGAATAAATAATGAACCAGCTTCAGGGTTATTGCTCTTGCCATAATTCTTGCCAGTGCTAGTAGTAAATGAATATCCGCTACCGCTGTAAGTTATGGTCTTTAATTGCTCACGACCATTAGGGTTAACACGACCAGCAGTTTCATAAATAGCACCAGCTGCACTCTTATTGCGAATCTGTGCTAGTGCTCGCCAACCTCGAGAGTTTGCTTTAGAAGGACTTGTTTTGTATCCAATGCCAGACTTTGCTTCAGCACTAGACCATTCTGGAAATTTACCCGTAATTGATGAATTGCCCCAGCCCGATATTGGCGCACTATTCGGAATGTAACCACGAGCAGTTGCCGCAATCGGGGCTAGAGCAGCCTTCATTTCTAACTGTAATTGAAGTGCAAGATCAGGTGCATAGTCGCGAAGGGCTTTGCGTAATTCAATTGCGCCCTTTACCTCGACTGGCATCTTTCATCTCCTTAGATCGATCTTTCATAGCTTTTAACAAAGCCTTGAACATTCTCGAATCTAGTTCGAGTAAGTCGTTAGGCGCGATACTCGTTTCTAGACTTAATCTTGCGACTAAGTAAGTGAAAGAGTCACGCCCTATAATTCCGGGTCATCATCTAAAACTTCCACCTTTAAAAGTGTGTCTAGAAAACCTGACCCGAAAGGCTTGACTGTTTCGCTAGTACCTTCACAGCTACGGCGAATACATTCCCAAGCCAGCCAATACACATCACTCTGCTTTTCATCGTCACGAAAGGCTTTGTGAAAGCCCTTCTTGGCGTAAACCTCGAATGCGTATTCGATCGATGGGGTTATCTGATGATCAGATACAGAGCCATCTGCCCTTGTGATCTTTAGCTTTGCCATTTCTTTAGCCCTTTTCTTTAGTAGTTAGTTATGACCAAGTGCCAGTTGTTGCTAATGCTGTTTTGCTATTGCAAGTAAAGGACAAATCTAACATGGCCTCATCACCAACAGCACCATTAATGTCGCTTAGATTATTTACAAAAATTGTGCCGGTGTAAAGTTTGTTAGTTGCTGAAACAGCCGCTGTTGAATCTTGAATTGCTTGGAAAGCAACTGTTGTTCCAAAAGCATCTTGTAGTGTTGCTAAAACATTAGCTGTTGCTGTGTCATTCAAAAATGTAACAGTCAGCGTATCTGAGGACAGGCCACCAACCACCTTGTTAGATGTGTCGCCCATTGCGGTGACAGGGAGTTCGTCTAGCACTCGTGTTAGACTGAAATCTGTCACATGATCTGAAAGATTGATAGTGGCAATCTTTAGACCAACTTTGTTATTTAGAAAAATTGCCATGATTATTCTTCTTCCTTCTTAGTAGTTACTGGCTTTGGTGCTGTTTCGGTGATCTGACCAATCTTCTTCAAGAAGGCTAGATCCTCTGGTGTTAGGTCTGACATATTAACTCCAACTTGTTAGGATTGATACGGACATCTCGCAGCTGAGCAGATCACCTGATGCAGCATTGAGAACGCTTGGGGCAGATACACTGCCTACATTATAGGTCAAAGAACTAGCAGCAAGTAAATTAAACACACTTACAATGTTAGCTTCAATGCCATTCAAATTTCCTTCGTTATCGAAGAGGGGCACAGTCAAAATCAGCCGAAAGTTAGCAGTAGGGCTGATTGTGTTCCGCGAATTGTTATTTGGTTCGATGTAAGGATCGCTCGGAGAAACAATAAGTGAATTGGCGAGAACAACTGAGGGCGGGAAGGCAAAAGTTTGCCAAAGTGAATCATCAACTAATGCGGTTGCCAGAGTAGTTCGAAGAGTAGTGATCGCTGGTAATGGCATTAGCCCACCATTGAGCGAGGGTCTAGCGCGTGCGCGATCAATCCTCTTACCTTAGCGAGCAGCTGTGCTGACATTCGATAAGGTGAGGGCTGGAAATCGACAGAATTAGAACCAGTCAAAGTGCTGGTTCTTGCTTGCCAGATCTCAACAGCTATCATCAAAGCGGCTTGCTGGACTGCCATGTCTAAAGTCCAGTCTGTGTAAGTTGTAGTCGATACAGATCCATAAGGGTAAATTGGGTGATACGCCTGGGCTGTTGCATGAGCGGTAGCCACAGTAATTGAGTAATTACCCATTGATGTAATTACTTTACTGCCATTGTATGAACTACCTGAATTGGCGATTGTTACAGTTTGACCAACATAAAAGGTATCTCTAATTGGATCATCAAAGTAAAGAGTGCCTTCACCAACTATATTCTCATGAGCTACAGAGAACCACTTGGGAGCCCATAGCATTGGGATAAGGACTGAATCACTAGCATCACATACTTCTTGGATTGTCGCGTCTGGATATAACGAACCCACGCCAAGAGTCGATTTCAATTCGGCTACTGTGCAGAGTGACATTCCAATTCCTTTCTAAAGACCAAGAGGGGGCAAGGGCTATGCCCCCTCTCAGCGACTTAGTGGGCTTACGCCTTGTTGTTCTTGAATGCGCCAGCGCCAACCTTAGTTGCGATTGCGCCGAAGCCGTAGTAACCAATAGTTACTTGACCTGCTGCTGTTGATTCTGCACGCAAGCGGTAGGTAGGGCTTTCGTACCATGTGTAAGCATCTGGGTTAACGATAAGGATTGTTCCATCGCTATCGCCAGCGTTTGTTGGATCAACATACAGATTAAGTCCTGCGACATTACCTGTCAGTGATGTTGGTGCTACTTGACCGCCAGCGTTCATTGGCTGTGATGCGGTATAAATTGGACGCCCAGCGTCATTTAATGACATGATGTTTGACCATTGTCCAGTCGATACAACCATGTTGCGAGCGAATGGGTTTGGTAATCCTGCTGTGGCTGCATAAACAGAAGCAGATCCACGAGCAACAATTCCAAGCAATTCAGCTGCTGTTGGGTATGTTGCAACTGTTGTTGCATCAAGTGATGCGCCTGAGATAAGTGCAGCGTTTACTGCTGCGTTTGTTGTCTTTGCGTAAGCTGCGGCCATGTTACGAACAAGCTCGTCAAAGAATGCAGGAGATGTGCGGTCTAACAACTCGACAGAGAATGTCTGTTGTCCGGCATACTTCTTAACTGATACTGATAAGAACGCTGAGTTCTGATCTGTTTCTGTGAATGCTGCACCTTCTGCAACTTCACCAACAGTAGGCATTACTGTGATCTTTGGGATCTCAAAAGTCATACCTGCATCTGGAAGCACTCCACGAGAGATTGCATCGATTGATGGGCGGATTGTTGTGCCAAGTGGGTTAATGATTTCATTCAGTTGACGAGTTGGTACAAGACCAGCGTTGTCTGTTGTGTCATCTGCTGCAAGTAGGTATTGACGAGCTGACTCATCGCCTAGTGCTGCACGAATTGTGTTCTCTGCATACTTAGCAGCTGTGATTTCAATACGAGGCTTTGTGTAAGCCATTGCTGTGACAGTTGGGCGAGCAGCTTCAACCGCTTGTGCTTCAACTGGTGTTGCTTCGACGGCTGGAGTGGTATTTTCCACGTTGGCTATCTCGCTTTCTGTTGGTAGGGGTTCTTCTACTGCGGCAGATTCTTCCGCTGCAATATCAGTAACTTGGGCTGACTTAAATGCTGGCTCAGTTACTAAACTTGTTTCGACCATTCGGGCACTTGACACATAAGTTACGCCGTCCTTGATCTTTGACTTTAGAACTTCTGCACCGATGCTTAGTCCTGATTGCAAACCTTCTTCAGCAAGAATTAAGGCTTCTGTACCGCGCTGTGAGCGACTTACAGAAAACACTGCGTGAATAGCATCTTCTGATTCTGAAAAACTAACCATGCGGCCTAGTGGCTTTTTTGTGTCATGCTGGCTAAGCAATTTAATTGCTTTAGGATCTGCAATCTCAATAGATCCAGAAAGAAAAATAACTTTGCCCATATTAGTAGATCCTGCTTCAACATTTAGCGGCACGATCTTGCCTGAAATTGTGCGACTTGCTGAATCTGCTGTGAGATCAGCTGAGAAGGTGATTACTTGATTCATTGCATACCTTGACTTCCGTTAGGTGTTAGATCTGTCATTGCCATTGCTTGTTCTTGAGTAATAAGTTCAAGTTGTAATAGTTTTTCAATAACTGCTAGTTCTTGCATTGGATCTGTGCGCAAAAAGTTTTTGTCAATGTCAAACTTGACAACATTGCCTCGGGCAGTGATGTCATCCATCGATAAACGATCCTCAATGGCTGTGATAAATGGTTGTAAAGATAGGGTCAAGAATTGTTTGCGTTCGTCTTGCACATTTGCATAAGTCATTGAGTTATTCTGATCTGCTGAAACATAATAGGCTGGCACATTGCAAAGACGCGCAATTTCGGTGGCCAAGTTAAAAATGGCTTCTCCGTACATCATTTCTTTAGGTGAAAATGACACT